ACTAAAAAAATGCTCCTATGGATGCAAAAAGAAAGATTAGAATCTGGAAGTCACCGTGGCACACCGCTCACGACCATGACCTCATCATGGCTCTTTCGGACATCGCTGACTTCTCGCTCCTCATAAACTACACGAGACGGTGGGACGACAAGAACCGGCCGCTCCCGGAGAATACGGAATGGGTGACGCACTACGAGAAAGGAAAGTACGACCTGGTCATCCTGAACATCGATCAGCAGTGCTCGCTCCCGGGTATCAATAAGGCTGTCTTGACCCGTCACATGAAGGAAGCTGTCCGAAGCATTGATTCTGAGGTTCCTATCATTTTCATCAACCATGGGACACCGGTATACCCAGAAGCATTCCCGGACGCTTCCAAGGCCACGAATTTCGTCTCTGAGGAGCTTCGGAAGCAGATCCTCGATATCGTAGGAACCGACTACATGGTCGTCAATTCACACCAAGGCAAGGATGAATGGAACCATCCGAACTCAAGAGCCATCATTCACGGGATGAATCCCGAGGAGTGGATATATTCTGAGGTGAGAGAACCGAGATCCTGCACCTATGTCTCGCCTGCCGGTATCGGGGACAAGTACTACAACCGGTCTTTCCTCATCGCTGTCATGGACAACCTGAAGGAGAAGTACGGCATCATGCACCAGTGGATCGGAACGCCGGGATGCTACCAGAACAAAGGGATCAAGGACTACAAGGAATTCCTCTCGAAGAGCCTGATCTATTTCAACCCGACATTCGCTTCCCCTATGCCACGGAGCCGGACGGAAGCGATGCTCTCGGGATGCTGTATCGTGACGACTCCTGAGCATGATGCGGCGAGCTTCATCCAGGACGGAGTGAATGGATTCATCGTCCCATCGAATGACCCGTACTACGCCTCAGAAGTGATCGCCAGGCTGACCAAGAACTACGACATCGCTGTCGAGGTAGGGAAGCATGGAAGAGAGACCGCCATCAAGATATTCTCGAGAGAGCGGTATCGCCAGGACTGGGTCAATCTACTCACTGATCTCAAAATCTTATGACAAACAAAACAGTCGGCTTCATGCTCTTCGAAGCCTATCTCCAAAGGAAGAACATCGGATCCTCACGCATCCGTGGACACTGGATGATCGAGAGTATGCCGGAAGCGGAAGCCTTCGTTCAGGGCAAGGAGTACGAGACCGTCATCTTCCAGAAGGTCTATTGGAAAGAGATGGCTCGAGCCTTCCAGGGAAAGAAGATCCTCGATATCTGTGACCCGGACTGGCTCGACGGATTCGAGATCGTTTCGTTCCTCAAGGAAATGGACGCTGTGACCGTACCGACCGAGGCCATGAAGGAATCGATACAGAAATTCACCGACCTACCGATCTTCGTCATTCCTGACCGGGTGAAGATGTCCGACATGCTCCCACCAAAGAAGCACGAAGAGAAGGCTACCAAGGTCGTCTGGTTCGGCTACTCTCACAATTCCGATGTTCTCGACCCGACCCTCATGAGTCTCAAGAGGCTCGGACTGACTCTCAAGATCATCTCTGACGGCACCTACATGACATCGGAGTGCAAGGTCGAGAATGTGAAGTGGGATCCGCTCACCTGGCAAGATGAGATTCAAGACGCTGATTTCTGCCTGATCCCGGAGAAGCTGTCGGGACGAGCTCTCTTCAAGAGTCCGAACAAGACACATCAGGCCTGGGCTCTCGGTATGCCGGTAGCCAAGACCCTCGAAGATCTCGAGCGTTTCATGGATCCACTCGAGCGGCAGAAAGAGGCCGACAAGAATTTCCAGTGGATGCAGGAGAATGGTGATGTGAGGAGGAGCGTCGAGGAGATGAGAGAGGTCATCCTTTCTATTCAGAAGTGACCACACGAGTATGCGGATCATCATCACCGACCATGCTCGTGCTAGAATAGTGGAAAGAGTAGGGTGCCGAAAGGACAAGGTCGAGAAGCTCATCTTCAAAGCCTGGAAGTTCGGGACTGATCCGCTCCCTTGGTTCCTTAAGGTTTTCATGGGAGGGGCATTCGTTTTCGTCCCGGAGAATGAGGACAGGAGCAAGCTGATTCTGACCACCTGTCTCAACTACGATCACAAATTCAAACCAGTCCTCCCCCACGGCTATAAGACCCCTCCACCGGCACTCCCCCGTTGACACTCCCCTCCTCCCCTGCTATAGTGAAAAGGCTTATATAAGCCAACTATAGAAAAACTATGACATGTCTCCGGTGTGGGGGAGTACTCTCGGGTACTCAAACAAAGTATTGTTCCACAAGTTGCTCGAAGCTCTACCTGAAATCTCAATACAGGAAGAGGAACAAGGAGAAAATAAACGCCTACAAGAGGAACTACTACAGGTCAGTGAGTCGTCCATCCGGCCTATCCTTTGATAGGAAAAGGCAGATCCACCTGAAAGGGAATCCGGTCTGTGAGAAGTGTGGGACGAGAGAGGATATACAGGTTCACCACATAAAGCCATTGAAGCAAGGTGGGACTCACAAGCCTTCCAACCTCATGACTCTCTGTAGGAAACACCACACAGAATTTGAAAAAATAACAGCAGATTTTTTTAAGAAAACTCTATGACAAAAGAAGAAGAAAAGAAGGAGAATGTGGCCAAGGCAATCCAAGAGGTTCCTGATACTCCTCTCGTTCCAGAAGAGCAGAAGGAGCAAACGGTGGAGAATATGCCTCCAGAGGTAGGAGAAGAGCTCACCCTGAAGGAGGAGCTTTTCTGCCGGAACTACGCCTCATCGAGGGAATTCTTTGGCAACGGGACGAGATCCTACATGGACGCTTTCCAGACTGAAGACGCCCATTCTGCCAGTGTTCTCGCTTCTCGACTGTTAGGAAAGGTTGGTATCTGTCAAAGAATCGCTTCCCTCCTCACGCTTCAGGGATGGAATGATGAATTCGTCGACAAGCAGACACTCTTCCTCATCACACAGAACGCCGATCTCAAGGCAAAGGCTGCCGGCGTGAAGATCTACAATGAAGTGAAAAAGCGTATCACTCAGAAGATGGAGCTCTCGGCCGAAAAGGACTCCGGATTCAAAGTTGAATTCATCACCGTAAAATCGAAAAAGGATGTTCCAGAATCTGAAGGTGGAATTGACGGAAAAGCAAACTAAGGCCTGGCAGTACCTCACAGATCAGGAGACGGAAGAACTCATCTTCGGAGGAAGAGCCGGAGGTGGAAAGTCGAGACTCGGATGCACCTGGCTCATCCTCATGTGTGGGAAGTATGAAGGGTCACGGTGGCTTCTCGGTCGAGCAAAACTGAAGCGACTCAAGGAGACGACCCTCGTCACCTTCTTCGATGTATGCA